TATACCAGCAGATACATTTGCAGTACCGATAGTTACAATACCAGAACTTCCACGAGCCTTGACAAGTATGTTTGTTTGTAGTCCAACTCGATAACCAGAACCACTATTTCCAATCGATACAGATTCAACAGTTCCAGCAGCAGACACAATCGCAGTTCCACCAGCAGCGACTAAGGGTTGATATCCAAAGTTTGTAGTCTCACCAACAGAAACAATAATACCACCTCTAGGAACTGATGATATGTTCACATCATAATTGTTTGTTGCTCCAACACCTGTGAAACTTACAGAGGTAATTCCAGCAGTTTCAACAATATTATAATCATCATTTGGATTCTGGAATATCTCATTCAATAGAATCACACCAGTATTTGTTGCAAATCCAGTTACGTTTGAACCACTAGACTTTAGAACAAAGTTAGTTGCGATTCCTGTAAACTGTTCTTCCACAGTATCAAATACAAAATTATCTGTATAAGTTTCTTGTGTTCCGCCAGGAATTCCAGTTCGAGTGAAGACTCGACCAGTAAATGTAGATGTAGTTGTTAAACCAGCTGGGCCTTTTTCACCTTTGGGTGGATCTGTAAAGTTAATTGTATCTTCAACTATCTGGTAGTTACCTAAGAACTTAGTGACTGTATCACCAGCTTCATGATCTACTATTGAAGAATTTAGTCTTCCTCTTCTTACAAGTATTTGATTTGTAGATCCAATACCAACAGTATCTATCTTCATAAATTCATCATTAATCTTGATTGTATCACCTGAGAAGAATGAAGATATACCTGTTAACGTGATGAAGTCTGTCTCTGATGCTACGTCAAATGATAATTTAACATTTACAGGAGACTGTATGACTGGACTTTGAATATTGTTATCAAGAGTTATTAAAGCCTTGGAGTTAAGATTCTTTGCAGTAAATGAATGAGTTGTTCCAACTCCAACAGCTGATACATCAATAACTTTTGGAATGGGTTGAAGAGCCTCTGCCGCTGTTCTTGCAACCTTAAATTTATTTTCTGCAAGTTTAACTGCAAATACTGTGGATGGTAATTTTGTGGTAACACCAATTCCACTGATCGCCGTTGCTGCGATACCGATACTCATTGTTGTACCAGTACCAGTTGGTGTATAAGTTAGTTCTTCACCAGTCTGGAAGAAGTGATTATTGACTACAAATGTATCATTTGTAACATCAACCACTGCAGCATCTGATGAATCAAATGTCTTATGGAATATTGGATCTCCAGCATGTTTTAGAGGGAATGAGAACTTGATATCATTCTCTGTTCCAGTATAGGAACCTTCAGCAGATTTTAATCTAGAATTTGTGAATGTAACAAAACCAACACCGCCAGTTCCAGTTTCATTAAAGTTATACTGGAATACTTTTGTTGTAACAGCAGTGTTTGCTGGAGGAGTTAAACGAAGTTCAATATCACCACCAGAAGCAGATGAATATCCAACACCAATAGTTCCGATGCCTGAGAAGGTAGTAACGTTGGTAGAGAAATTATCCATGTATCCAAACTCTGTAAAGTAAGGAGTTGTTCCATCATGGATTGCAGTCACCTGAGTAACAGCATATTTGTCATTTGTTGTATCATGTATTTCAATTAACGCATCAAAAGCTGTGTATGTATTAGAGTTAATTCCACTGATTCTAGTTTGTTGTGGAGTTCCTGTTGCAGCAATATCAGTTGTTGTAGCCAAAACCTCTGTTAACGATATAGTTGTACTTCCAATACCTGTTGCAGTTGAACCTATTGATGTTTGATGAACTCTCATCGTTACACCGATTCCAGTCTCAGGTGTAAAGTAAACACTTGTGATGCCTGATCTTACATCTGCACCAAATGTTCCAAGTCCTACACTTGGAGAGTTAGTAGCAGATATATTATCATTAATCATCTGAGCATAATCTAATAGATATACTTCCTCACTATCATTCAATACAACTAACTCGTTTATTTGAGTTCTTTCCTGACCACCTAACTCCTGTGTTTGAACAAGTAGTTTAGAAGTTGTAACCGCAGTTGTTCCAAAACCTACAACTTGAACTGGAGATGGATCTGTAGAACCAATACCAGTAGATGAGGATATGATACTAACACCAACTCCAACATTTATCTCAGTTCCAATATCTCCTACAGCTAGTTTTGTATTTTTAAATGTTTCTTGTGCAAATATTCTTAATGCATAGTTATTAAACTTAGATTTAGCTGGAACAAATCTTAAATTACCTGTAGTTCCTGATACTGCAAAATCAAAATCACCAAGATCAATTGATGTTTCCACACGACCAAACTTCATCATATAACCAACAGATCTATCATGAATTAGATTAACCTGAATGATTTCCTTCTCACCTGAAAATCTAGTGTCAAAAAGTAAGACGTAGAACTTGACACCATCAACCTCATCAATATCAAAAGCAAATACATCAGAGAACGCAGTTGCACGAGGCAAGTCATTAAACTGAGAACTAACACTATCGATTGAGATTGCTCTGTTCGTTCTAGATTCAATATAATCTGTTAAAATCTTGTTACCAAAATTAATTTCATCTGAGGCAAATAGTCCACCAATATTCTTAGAGTTTTCTGTAACTAAATCAAAATCATATGAGTTATGAAGAGATTCACCCTCACTTACTAAATCAGCGACAACAACAGCGACAGCTGATGAAACTCCAACAGAGGCATTTCTACGATTCTTATCATCAGTGGATGCAGTTGATACAATACTTACATCAGCAAAGTTTCTAAACCCAACGGTATGTCCAAGACTATTAACTGCATTTTTCCATGTAGCATAATCTATGGGACTTCCTAATGAGTATGAAAATGTTTGATAATAATCATTGTCTGCAAGTTTTTGTAACTCAGTGCTTAATTTTCCAGTGTCTTTACGGAAACCACTTCTAAATTCAGAGTCTGAATCAATATTAAATACTGAATTAAACTTAGTGGTCTGTTCAATTAGTGCAATTGATTTAGATGATGATCCATTAATTGACTCACCAACTTTGAAAGTATCATTTGAGAGAACTTTGAGATATTTGTTATTTTCATTCCATGCAACAACTGTTCCTTCTTTATCACCTGTGCTTACAGTCTCTCCCACACTAAATTGATTTGTATCAACACTTATGTCAAATGCAGCAATATTCACAAACGGTATCGCCTGTCCAGATGATGAAGATCCACTAAAGATACCTGGCTGTGTAACTGATCTATCTAAATTATATGATACAGTTGCATTTCCTCCGCCTGGATTTGTGTTTACACCAGTGATTACAAATGGTTCATAATTATAATCTGATGAGTTAAATCCACTTCCTGTTGATCCAATACCTATATTTTCAACATATAGTTTCTCTCCTAATGTAAATGGATATGTTGTTGAATCATATGAACCCTCTAGAGTTAAAGTTACTAAGTTTGTACCACTTGTAAATGATAGATTTTTAACTTTTATTCCATTATTGTTATTTGTAGGAATAATTTTTGGATTTGTATCATATAATGAGTTTGTATTTGTTAAAAGTTTAACTTTAGATACAGATGTTCCTTGTAATTCAACCTCTGTGATAACCTCATCTTTAACTTCATTTGTAACTCTGTCAATAACAACAATATTTGGTGGTTCAATATAATTTTTACCACCAGAACTAATTCCAATACTCGATATTTTAGATAAACGATCTAATCTTAATATCTGTGGTAATTGAACAGATGGTTGAATTGTTTTATCTGCTGAATAATCAAATCCTAAATTTTTAATTGTATATCTTCTTAATCTACCAGTTTCATCACTGTTTAATCTAACTACACCACCAACTCCTAGTGTTGATCCGATTGAAGTAACAACAGGAATGTTTAAGTAATTTTTTCCTTTTGATATGATTCTAATATTGTTTATTGAACCAACAGCAGTGTTAGAAGATGTGTTATATTTTAAAGTTGTGGCTTCATCTTTTGTATAACCATCTTTTTCTGGTTGGGATGGTAACACGAATGAGAATGTAGTGCTTCCGATTCCTGTAATTACAAAAGATCCATTATAATTACTATCTGATATTTTTAAACTTGAATAATTGATTACATCAGTATCAACAATTGGATTTCTTTTTGTGGGAGCGTTAATACCTAAATTAACAGGTGTTAATTTGTAAAATAGATCATTTGGTGTATTGTCTGTCACAGAGAGGTCAACTCTTGCTGTCGTAGTTACACCAACAGTTCCAACACCGACAACTTGGAATCCACTATCCTCATCATTGTTAAAATATGGATTTGTAAAGTTAGTGTCTCTGAATAACTCAAAATCAAATACCTGTCTTCTTTTTCCAGATATAACTTGAGTCAATGATGTGTCTGAAACCGCAAAACCAACTGTATATCCACGAGTCAATGACAATGGTGGATTAATTAAAGCTATTGTATGACCAGATCCTGTTGATGTTAATGAGATGCAATCAGGTATTAATTTTTTAGATTTGAAATTAGTATCAGATAATTTAATTGTGTTCTTATCAATTCTGACTATAAAGTATGTAAAGTTGTTGATTAGTGGATTGATAGCACTTGATGACTTATAAAGAATTTTGTCACCTGTCTGATATCCATGATTAGGAAGTGTAATTTGATCATTAGTTATATCAACAGCACTAGCACCAAAGTCAATTGGATTAACAAACGTTCTTCTTGTAACATCATCAAATTGAATATCAAATGATGTTGTAATGCCTGGAGTTACTGATAAGTTTACACGATCATTTGCCTGTAACTTATGAGGTTCTTTACAAACTACAGTTCCAACTACTTTCTCTACAAAACCAGTAATTTCAGTTCTTTGAGGTTTAAAACTATGAATTTGTCCAGTTCCATGTTCTTTGAAAAATAGTTGATATGCAGTTGAACCAATACCAGCAATTCCTCCAGTAGATCCAATACCTAATGGGTTTGTGGATATGCCGAGTAAATCCTTACTTCCTCTAATTGCAAATACTGGTGAGTTATTTGTTAAATTAAATGTTTGACCTATACCGTTTGATACTTTTAATGTTGTACCACCATCACTTGAATATAAAAGTTTTTGTCCAGTTACAAATCCATGATCTTGTAAAAATATGTTTTGAGTTGGAATAAATCTTTCTGTAGATCCACCACCAATCACTCGATATGAATATCTAATTGTTGAACCGATACCAACACCAGCAGACTCCCCAAGAGCAACACTTTCAATTGGGTTAAAGTAATATGGAATATTAACTCTTGTCTGCACATCAGTATTAATACCTACATTAAATGTAATATTTCTATTTAAGTTTGTAATGAGAGCTGCGCTAGTATGTGCAATACCAGTTATAGATGGTGGATATCCTATCTTATTATCAAATTGTCTTTTTACTCTAATACTATTATTGATATTGTCAACATTTAGAACTAACATTCTTTCTGTTCCAATACCCAATACATCATTTGGTGAGACTGATTTTGGAGACAGATTACCAGTTACTGAAATACTGGTAACAATACCAGTTGTGCCAGTTGTTCCTATACCTGTGTTTAATTGTAAGAATGAAGTATTAAATCCAATTGTATGTCTTCCATCTAATTTTCGTAAAGAATCTGTAGATAGTCCAGACACAGTAACAAGATCACCAACAACCAAATCATGTGGTTGAGATGAAAGACCTGTTACTGATCCAGTTGAATTATCATAAGTAAATACTATATCTTCTATCTTAACAATAGTTGAAGCTATTGATACGATTTCTTTTCCTTCAACCTGAGATATTTCAGCAGAAAAACCATTTCCATTATCTAAACTTTCGATTCTAAGATCATCTTTAACTTGATAACCAGAACCAGCGCTTAGTATTTCATATTGATTAATGCTACCAGCAGAAGCATAATTAACTTCTATTTCTTGATCAACTAACTTTCGACTATCATGAATACCTTCATAATCAACACCAGAACTTTCAAGTTTATATGGATTTGTATTTCTTCTTAATCCTAAAGTGTTTAAATCAAGATCTTGATTATTTGTTTCTATAAAGTTCCAATCATCTGGTTTTGCAGCATAATTAGCACCAATAAGATATGGAAATACTGGAGCTCGGAAGTTTTTAAATGTTCCACTTGTTTCATTTTCACTTGGATTAATTGTTGCAAAGTAAGCAAAAGTTCCTTCTGGATAATCTGGAGTGATACAATATCTTCCATTATTCTCATCTAAATCACCATTTCCGAGATATTCATAATCCTCAACAAAAAATCCAAGTGGGAAAGTAGATATTGGAGGCCCATTCTCTCTTGTTGTTTTAAGAGAATAACCAGATCTCATGATTCTTACAATACCACCATCCTTACGATCATAACCATAAGGGCCATATATTGGATTACCATCATAAGCCCAACCAATAATAGGTGAATGATTTAAAGATACCTGTTCTGCATTGTTTAGAAGATTCAAGTCATTTGAAGTATAATCTATGGTTCCATCACTATTTTTTTGTTTTAATATCTTTCTTAGACCTCTAGGTACATAGAAAGATGTAAATTTAATTCCTTCATCATTATCACCTCTAGTTAAGAATCCATCATCTCCATAGAAGATATCCTCATATCTCTTAACGTTGTTAACCGCCCAAGACCTAATCTTAGGTAAGAATACAGCACCAGTGCCAGGAATTATTTCTTGAACTGCTACTGTAGCAGTTGTATAACCAACTCCACCATTATCAACAGTAACTGATTCCACTCTTTCATTGTTGATTGATGCTATGATTTTTGCACCAACACCATCTCCTAAAATTTCAAGATCTGGAGAAGAAGTATATTCAGTTCCAGAACGAGTTACGATTACAGATTGTATTCTTCCGTTAGTTACAATAGCTTTGTATTCTGAAGAAGATCCAGATGAAACTCTTACAGTTGGTGGAATACTAAAGTTAAAAGTTGTCGGTGATCCATATCCTATGCCAGGTTTTTCAACATTAACAGATGTAATTGAACCTCTTACAATCGGAGTTACTTTTGCATGATAGTTTTCTGGATGTGTGGTATTAATTCCAATTGTGCCTCTAACATTAACAGTAATTGGAGGGTAATTAAATACATGATCTCCAGATCCTACTGAAGTTAAACCAACAAATTGTTTTGTAAGATAATTTGCATTAGATAAAGTTGAGCCTATACCAGCTGATGCGAGTCTAAATCTATCATCACTCAACTTTATTACATAATAACTTTGATCAACATCTAAACCACCGATAGTTAAACCAATTCCTGAGTGCGAGTATCTAATTAATTCACCATCTTCAAATCCATGATTTTTATATTCAAGAAAATCAGAATATGTATTAATACCACTTGTAGGAATTAATCTTCTTTTATTTTCATATCCCTCGCCAGGATTTTCTATAATGATTTGTCCTAAAACAAACTTTTTATTTAAACTTTCAAATCTTTGTGTACCATCAGCAAATCCAGTTAAATTAATTAAATTTGATTTAGTCAGTGCATCATTTTCATTATTTGCAAGTTTGATTGTTGTATTATTAACTTTAGATACAAAATAAATTGAGTTATCAACAAGTCTTTGATCTGGTGGATCTTGAATTAAAGTTGTAGTGATACCAGCACTTGCAATACCAATTGCACCAGTATTAAATGTTTTATAGATTACAGCTTCTCCATCACGGAACTTATGAAATGTTCCGAAACCAATCGTATCTTCTGAAATACTAATTATGTTACCAGTTGATGATGCATCAAAATCAACGAAATGATCAACCTGTTTTAATCTTGATCTTGCGATTGCATTTCTTCCATTACCACCACTAATTTCAACTTTGGGTGGTGCAACATAATCAAAGCCTGGATCTGTAACATCAATCCTCTCAAACTGACCTTTAACATTTGCTGTTGCACTGACACCAGCACCTGTTAAACTCTCAAGACTAACTTTTGGAGGAGTAATAACATCAAATTGGGAACCACCCTCTAAAACATCAATTGACTCAACACCACCAAAAAATATAACATCACCTGACTTATAGTTTGATATCTCTGTACCGTTAACGAACATGCCAGTCGTGCCTGGCGCTGTCTCACGCCTTGCCCCGTCAAATACTGGATTCAATGAAAATCTTTTTAATAATTTCTGATGTTCAAGTTTTTTGTTTGCAAGATCGGGAACAGATATTTTAAATGTTCCATCTCCAGTCGCATCTACAAAATCACCATTTATCAAATCAGGTAAAGAGTTTGCAAGACGAATATTATTAGAATCAACACGACTTACATAATAATTTTTACCATCAATTAATTGTCCCAGACTACCACTTACAACATTGTAAGTAACAACTTCTCCAGAATAGAATCCATGATCTGCTGCACCTTCTGTAACCTGTATTAACTGTATAAGATCGCCACCAGTAGCGCCAGTCCACGTTACAGAACGGTCTGGTGCAACTATAGGTTCATTACCTAAACTTGGAATAGATGGTGCGGCAACGTAGGCATGAGGATGTGGAGGTAATGCGAACTCATTGTCACTCTCATGATCATATACATTTTGGACATCTGTTGTATATTTTGTAATATTATTATGTAAAGAACTATTTCCTCTCTTAAGTCTTCTACGAATAAACGCAAAATTATTTTCTCCTACAGTGGGCAAATCACCTAATATTAATGATGAACTACTAACGACACTTAAAACACGGCCAACAGCAACTAAATCAGATTGTCCATCTAAAACTTCAATTGCATCTTCTTCTAAAAATCCATGATCAGAAAGAGTCTCAATACTAAAACTACTACTTGATTGTCTTGTAACAGTTTTTGGAGTAAATTTTACAGAGGTATTATAAACATATGATCCAAAGTTAGAATCCTCAGAGCTTTTATTGACACCAAATGATCCAACTCTAACTTTATCACCTTTATTAAAATAAAAAGTTTTATCTGGTATTGGGAAATCTTTTAGAACTCCAGTAATTAAAACTTCAATTTTCTTTGTAGTATTTGCAAAAGAATATCCATACGCAACATTATTGTATCTCACATCATCACCAATACTTAAAGCATCAACTGCTGTGGGTAATCCTACAAATTGATTTGCAGTTTTGTCTGTATATGTAACAACACCAGCTGTATTTGCGGTTGGCAATGATAGAGAACCACTTGTAGGGAATCCAACTGTGGTATCAACTGTCATAACAGTTGAACCAATTGTAACTGGATTTACAAGACGAGTTCTGCCTGGGACTACAAAGTCACCATTAATTGAATCTTGAGATACAGTAATTTGATAGTAATGTTCTCCACCATATAAAAAGTCTTTGACATCAGATATCGCACCAGAAGCACCTTTAATATTTTTATCATCCTCATCTTTATCTTGAAATAGAGTTGACCCTCTTAAATTACGAGGATCGCCTGTAATTGATTTTACAACAAAATCTTGACCAAAACCATAATCTGCATCTGAAGGTTTAATTAAAAACTCAGATGGTTTAATAATATTAACTTCTTCACCATATAATGCTCGAAATAAAATTTTATATGACTCTTCTGTCCCTTTTGTTTTGTAAAAATCTTTTATCTGTCTAATAAACTTAACTTGATCTAAATCACTATCTAACTTACGATTTTCAAAACCACTTGCAAAAGTTGTCTTAAGTTTATTAAAAAATTCTTTGATAAAAAGATTTGATAAATTATGAACTTTTGAACCACCAGTATGTGCAGCACCAACTGATGTTTTAAATTCAACAAGATCTGGCCTTGTAGGTTGGTCTAAATTGGTTACACCACTAAATCCACGAACACACCCTGTAAATGAAGTCGTACCGATTCCTGTATATGTAATGATTTCATCATCAATTTTTAAGAGTCCATACTTACTTGGATATCCCTTTGTAGAATCTACAAAGATTGTAGAGGAGTAAGATTCAGTATTTGTAGATAATCCAGTGTATTCTGTAAGTGCAGCTCCAACAAATGTTTGTAAATTAGTATATCTGTCAAGATTTTCAGAAATGTTAATTGAACCACCCTGATATTCTTGAGAGATATAGTATTGTTTCATAAAATCCACAAAAAGTGGACTTTCAGTTTGCACAAACTCAGGTAACTGATTCTCAATTACCTGATTGATCTCGACTCTTTGTATTGAGGTGTCTATCATTAATATCCGCCGCCAGAACTAGATCCACCACCGCCACCAGATGATGTGGTTGTAGTAGTGGTTGAACTTGATGATGTGGTTGATGTTGCGTATGTACCACTACTTGATGTTGTTGTTCCAGTAGAGGAAGCTGTAGATGGTAGAATTGCAGCAGCTGTTGAAACAGGAGAATTTGATTTTCTTGTGAAAGTTGGAGTATAGTAACTATGAGTGTGAACAAATCTTGATCCAGATGTGTTTTCACCTGATGCGATTAAATCTTGAACCATATTAATGGTTGTGTTTGTCATATCAAACTTGACATATAAATCTCGAAGGCCAACAATATCATTTGAATGTGGAATTGCTTGAATTTCAATCACGTTGTTTGCAACTGTTGTTGAAAGTATGTTACAAGTATCTATAAGAACTTCACCATGCATATAATCAACTGTTCCAGCATTTTTCTTTACAATAGTTGGAGTGCCACCCTCTGTATATGTAAAGAAGAATATTCGACCCTTTTCACGGTCAATTACTTCATCTGCGAGATAAACAGTGCCTGTAACACCCTCAATTGTGAATCCTGTTGAAACTACATTATAAGAACTCTCTTGAGTGTGGAACATGTTACCAAAACAGATCTCATATTGAGCAAATTGACCTAAAACTGCTTTTAAGTTACGTCTAATTGTTACCAAAGTAATATTTGATGTAATTGAAGAGTCAACACTGTCAATAAGCGATACAGCCTTACTGTATTTGAATCTACCACCAAATTTATTGACATCGATTGATCTTGAATATTGAGTCAATGCATTTGAAACGCCAGTTTTAAGACTTTCTGGTTTATCATTTAAATTTGGATTATAATATGGAGTTGTTTTTAATTCAACATACAAATATTTCAAATCTACAAATTCTGGAACAATACCAGCGACTGCATAACTTTTTAACTTCTGAATTAACTCTCTTTTTGTTTCATCTGATAAAAAATCACCATTTCGAGGTTTAACTGATATAAAAACTTTACCAAAACGAGGTGGAGTCATTTCTTCACCACCATAAGCAGTTACTGACTCGACATTGGGGTAAATATATCCTAAAACTGATTCATAATCGGATGAAGTGACTGCACGGTACTGAGAGGAGTAAATTCGAGGTGCATAATACTTAATTGATGAGATTGACTCTATATCATCACCATCTCTTGACTTTTCTTCGGTTGTAACAAGACCAATTAGATCAGCATTGATCGCAGCACCGTCCTGATTAGTAATATTACCTACGAAACTAAACTCTGAAGCGCCATTTCCCTCTTTTCCGTCACTTGTAATGTAAGTAACAGTAACATAGTTGGCATTTGCAAGTTTTTTACCGATTACATTGTCACCAAAAATTAATTCATATCTTTCATCTTCAATTTCTTGTAGTAAATATGTAGATGATGTTGATGTAATACCAATAATGTTATCAATCTGTTTATAAGTGACAGAAGATGTCGCAGTTTCAGATTGTTTGACTTTTACAGATATTGTTGAGGTGTCAATGAATGAATTATCTAAAATAAATCTTTGATTTGTTAATGATGTATCAACAGTGAAGTTTTGAGATACAAAATTACCTTCATAGATCTCAATATTATTAAATTCTGCAAATCCATTTGTTACAGGCACTGTAATGTCTTCTGGAATGCAAAATATGTAATTTGTATTGTCTCCAGAACCGTTACAGACGATGCCAGAGTTCAATGAAAGTGTAGATGTGTCTGTAAGACCAGATACATTGAAAGATACCTTTGCTCTTGCAGATCTACGAGATCTTGGAACATATCCAATGTTTCTTGCAAGTGAAACAACATTTTCTCGAAGTGTAGCGGAGTCAAGAAAACATTCATTCACTGCCATATTTGTATTATAAGCAGTTGTGTATGTATTATATGCCAACGCATCAATAATTATTGAAAGGTTAGACCCTTCAAAGTCATAATCTGTGAAATTAGTATTTGCCCTCAGATAATCTCTGATGGAAGTCTTGATTTGATCAAAATCTAAATTTACATATTGACCGAAAGCCATTATACTCTAGCTGGGAAAAGGAGAACGTTTACTTCTTGTGGTGGGACAGAAAGACCAGTAATATCATATTGAACAGTGCAATTCATTTCGTTAGAATCAGGATAAACTGACACACTTACAGAAATTCCAGATATTCTTGGTTCATAATTTTCTAGTGAGTTCTTGATTTCATCTGAAATGCGAATTTCGCTTAAATCTGTGTTTAATTCAAACAAAGCTCCATTGATTACTGAGCCAAACTCAGGTTCAAAAGGTTTTTCGCCAAGAATTGTAAAAATTATGTTTCTTACAGATCTTTTGATAGCATCTTCATCACGAACTGTCAGCACATCATTCGTCACAGGATGACGTTTGAAGGATAAGTTGATATCTTTGAATGCCCTAGAAGCCACTATTTACACAAAAAGTTTCCTGTTTTTATTTATACCGCTTTTTTTATCTTTTTACGACTCGAATTCGATATTTTTCTGATTCTAAAGCGTTAATAAT